TCCGACCATGTTCGGGTTGCCGATGCGCGTGGCCGGAACCAACTGAATCCGCAGCGCGTCCTCGACGCGACGAATGGCAAAACCGCAATCGCCATCGACCGGACGCTCCTCGCAAGCCAGCTGGATTAACTTCCGAAAGGAGTGTCTGCCGCTGATGTCGCAGTTTTTGCACCAAGCGTGGAAGAACTCCGAAACCATGTCGTTATAACTCTTGTCGCCGGTTGCCGGTGAGTACTCGGTCGGCGTGAGGAACTGCCCGAACTTGCGCGAGACGGCGCGAGCTTGCGGCACGTTTTCCACCAACTCCCGCGCCTCCCACATCATCACAATACGCGAGCGAGTCGTCTGCGTACTTTCGCTCGGCTGACCATAGGTGCGCGGCGCGTAAATGCGATTAGTGACGCTGGCGTTGTAGCTAAAAAGCTCGCGCTGCACCTGCGCTTCAAGACGCTTCAGCGCATAGGAAGGCGCGACCGCCTCAAGCGCCCGCTCGTACCAAGGCCGATTGGCAAGGATTGGAGTCGGGTCAAAGGCTGGGACGTTGCTCATTTTCAGAATCCGTTAAACGAAACGTAGGACTGAACCGTGCTCTGACCGTTGGCATCGTCGATTGCCGCCTGCAACTGCCCGAGCATCATATTCAGTTTGTCCAAATCGGCGCGGTTCACCGATTTGCCGTTCAAACTATATGACTGATTGAGCAAAACCGCTTGGATAGCGTCCAGCGTCTTGGTCTTAAGCGTATTGAGCGTGGCAACGTCGATGCCGAAAAACGGATTGGACAGAGCGGCCATTTGAAATGGCGGCATCCGTCAAAAGGCTTTTTACGCCTTTACTCCTTCGGCGGCGTGTAGCGAAGGATTCCAGCGATGGTACCCATGCAAAGCATCATCGCAGAGGTATCTAGACCGTGATTTGGGGCGTTATGTTTGACTTCACGCCACTCCCATACCCCAGCGCGAATTTCTATCTTGGACTCGCCCTTGAGGTGTTCCAGATACAATGGATTTACATCCTGCGGCAGTTCCCAGCGTAAATCGCCTTTACCCTCTAGCGCCGTTTGGAGAACGTCTTTAAAGTAATCTCCAGAAAAGTTGTAAAAAAACACGTCGCCGCCACGAAAATCGCTGACGTGCGGTTCGGAAAATGGGAAATTGATGACTTGTCCGCTGGCTTCGTCTTTCAATGCCCACGTCCTGCGTCCGTAGCCACGCATGGATCGCCAGCCAAACTCCGCGCAGTCGTGATCAACATCGGCTGGTCGGTAACCTCGGTCCTGAGCCACGCATTGGTCGGCTACCTTGTAACGCTTCTGAAGCAACCGCAACGAAGCACGTGAGTCAATCCGACCAAAGAAAAGCTGCCGATAACGTGGACCAGTAGCGGTCGAGAACGCGCCGATCTCGGCCCACCAGTGATCTTGTTGACGGTCAATCGACATCATGCGAATCACCTCGTTTTCGATTGGCTGACCCTGCTCGTATTGCGCCATCGTGTAGTCGCTTTTTGGAACGAACACGTTGAGCACCTTGCGCTCCATAATCCACGGCTTCGCCTCGCGCTTTGTTCTGAATTCCTGCATCGGCGTGTCATCTCCGGTGCGGATGTTATGATTATGCGCTTCGCAAAACTCCTCGACCAAAAGCCTCATCGGTCTGCTCACGAGCGCTTCGATTCGAAACGAAACTAGTTCCTTTGGAGATTTAAGATTGGTGGCAACAAAACGTCCGGTCTTTCTCCAGCTTGCTCGCGTGGTTTCTTCATCTGGTGACTCGTAACCGCAGTTAATGCAACGAAACCGGCAAGTCTCAGTTGCGCGTTGAACGTCAAGCGTGTCATCATCGCGCTTTGCGGTTTTATCCCAGACAACGCCACCGAGAATTTCATTGCCGCTTCGCTGCATAAACGAAATTTCGTGCAACTTATGGCAGGCAGGACATTCAGCCATCCATTCCTGCTGGTTGCCGGAACGATATGACAAATCCTCGACGTTGCCGGTGTCCGCGTCCATCACGGCGGCTTGGCTCACGTTGTAAATTTTGCTTCTGCCTACTTCTTCAAATTTCGATACGCGAGCGACGGCATGACCATAAACGTCCTGCCATTTTGGTAACCAAATCTCATCGTTAACTTTGTAACGAATGGACTGCGACTGCTGGGTCGAGATGTTGGCAGAATTTAATGTCAGGAAAAACCCACCGAAATAGATTTCAGTCTGGGTGCGTTGCGGTCCAGTTTTTGGAAGCATCCGCGCAACTGGCTTACACCGCTCAAGCAGAGGATTCAGGCGCGACTTGCAATGCTTCTCGACCATATCGTCAGTCTGCATCGTCCAGCTAATCGGTCCGGCATCGTTGCAGATGAGCCACGGAATCCAAATGTCGGCAACCAAGGTGCCGCCAATCTGAACCGCTTTACGAAAATGAACCCTGCGAATAACTGGGTTCTGTAACGCGTCGAAAATTGGAATCAGCCAAGGCGTGATTCTCGCATTAAACGGACCGGACGTTGCATACGATTCTGGTAGCTGAACGTGTTTCCGCGCCCACTCGTAAATCGATGAGCGATCCGGTTGAGAAAATCGAAAGCGGTTCAAGCCCGCTTGGATTTGCTTCATGCTTCCACCGTTTGCGGCTGCTCTTTTTTCGGCCTGCCGCCCAGCTTTCCATTTTTCCGATTGGCTAGAGTCTTGCGCTCTGACTTAACCGAGCCGCCTTTCCGGCCTAGCATCGCAGCGTACTGCGATAGGCTGATCGGTTGTTCGTTAGTGGTTGGTTGCGTTTCGATCATTGGTTTTGGTGTTATCGACTTTGCTCAAGGATTCAAGAAAGCCTTCCGCTTGGGAAGGCTCGGTTTGAATCCTTAAGCCGCAACCAAATTCAGCAGGTTGCCAGCACGCTTCTCCAAGTCGATTCTCGCGTCGAGGTAATCGAAATCTCGTGCGTAAGCCGTGAAGCCTTGAACCAAATCCCAGAGCGTTTCGCAGCCACCTTCCTCGCGCTCCGCTGCTTCGATTGCATTGTTGAGTTCGGCTCGGCTGAAGTCAAATGGCGCAAGCATCGTATCCAATTCATCGCCCTTGGGCAACCTACGCTCCATTGCACGAGTAATGGTAGCTTGATCGTTAATGATGGATGCTTCGGCATAGTGTGCAAGCATCGGAGCGGCATCTGAATCAAAACGGCTTGGGCCATTTTTACTGTGCCGGATGACCAGCTTGTTGATCTGCTGCGCGCCCCACACGATGTGATTGCCGCAAACCTCGTTGAAAAGGAACGTCATCAGGCCGAACGTCTTGCTTCCGGTCTCTGAGTTCCAGACGAAGAAGCCTCGATTGAGCTTGGCACGCGGACCAGCCTCCAATCGTGAACCGCCGTCGATCATGAACATGAATACGTCTCGGTCGCTAGCGTAAAGACCAGATGGCTTCGGAGTACCGCTCGCACGATCATAAGCGAGAGGATTGTAGAATCGGCCTCCGGTACGATCAACGATACGCTGCACCGCATCGACGCAATCCGCATCCCAGATTCTACCATACGATGGACTTGTCACCGCCTGCAAAGTATTGAGAGTTTGTGCCTGTGGATCGACGACGGTCATGAACTTCGCTTCCTCGCGTGGACTCTTTGCGATGCCATCGTTGATGCACCGAACCGCAAGATCGGTAGGCAAGCGGCGCAGATAATTGGCTGGTGCACCAATCATGCTGGCAAACTGACCGAAAGCCCAATGGCTTGGCTCGCACGCAGAGATTGCAGAGTTGAGCACGATGGTGCCATTACGCTCTTCCGCTTTCAGAGCACGCACGTCCAGATCGACTGAACGTGACGCCATCCGGCGGCGGTGAACTGCGTCGCGCAGTTGAGCGAGAGTTTGATAGCGTTGATCGGCAGGGCGTGAGGCCCACTGGCGGCTGGCTTCTAACAGGTTGGTCGTTGTCATTGTCGTTGTGGTTTTTGGTTTTTGGTTTCGTTAACTGAGTCGAAGACTCAATGAAGCCCTCCGTAGAGGGCTTGATGAGGCTTCAACCAATCATCACCCAACCGGAGCCGAGTAGGTGTTGTTGGAAACCAATAATTAAAGCGGTCCAGCGACCCTTGGGCGTCCGAACGATTTGGTAGCGGACCTTCTGAATTTCCCATTTGCTCATCGCCTTTACCAAGTTTTCCGAGGTGGCGTAGCTCTTCACGTAAACACTGTCTAGGTCTAGACAGGAAGGATGATCTGAGTAGTTGAGTTGGTTCGTTATCATTGTTGGTTGTGGTTGGGTTAACGGTGTGGAGTAAAAGCGAATCGGTTGGGAAAGTAAAACACTTTTTTTAAAAATTCATCACCACCACTCTACCGCTCCGAAGCTCCAGCACGTTGGTATTTTTCTGAAGAAACTCCAAGGCCTCCTGCTCATCAATGCTCGCTTTCATCCCGTGAGCCTCGGCTGCTTCAAGAGCGGTATCGAATTCGGTCCAAGTGGAGCAGACCTCGATAACGTCCAACTCCATCTCCTCGCCTTGATAGTCGTCGATGTTTTGAAGCTGCTCGAAGAGCGCGGTTAACGCTTCACGGCTGAAATCGTTCGGCCGGATACGCTTGAACTGCTCTAGGAAGATGGACTCGGTTACTGTGATTTTCATGTTGTTGGTTGGGTTGTGGTTGACTTGACCAGCAAAAGCGAAGCGGTTGGCAAAGTAAATAACAATTTTTGAAATTGTTAGGATGCTACCGGCCAAACGTATGGCAGATCGCTTGGTACGCCTTGAAAATGGGAGGCGTAGATTTGGTTTTTGCGGACCAAATTGGATTGGTGGCTTAGGTGAATATCCATTCGGCCAAACCATTCCGGCATTTTTGTGAACTGCTCGACTGCAAGTCGTTTGGTTAACTCCGAGACAAAGCGTTCACGCATCGTGTCACGGTATCCGCGCGCCAGCCACTCGTCGCAAATTGCAATGCCGTATTTGAGCAGCGCAGTCTCGTGACCGACCCACATCTTGACCGCCGGATGGTTTTTCCAACCGTAGTCGCGCTGGGTAAGCGACAGGTAAATTTGCCATGTCTCGACTCGCTGCTTGCCAAGCCTGCGATAATCTAAAACTCGTGCCGACTCCACGAAGCACGGAAACGGTAGAAAGGTTTGCATGGCTTAGTTTTTAGAAACCAGCAGATACTTACCGTCGCGAATCTGCCCGCTCATGAAGCCGGTTACCGGACTCCATAATTTAAGCGAACCGAAGTAGCAGTTCTCCTCGTTGGCTGCTGGGGTTAGCTCACCAACTTTATCGGCAAACTCGTACTCGCCGCCCGAGGATTCTGTGAGAACGTAAACGTCGTAGGTCATTGTATTTGGTTGTTTTGGATTTACTGAACAACCACACAAAAACCTAAACGCTTCGGAATGTAAATACCTTTTTTTAAAAAAGTTTTGGGATGGTTCCCATCCGCTCCCAAGCAAGTTCGTGGATGAACCAGCACCACGGCGGTTGCCTTGAACGTTTACCTCGTTCCGGTGCGTCTTTCGCGTCGATCCAGCCGAGCAATTCAATTTCCGGCCTTAAGCCAACAGTTCCGATCACAAGTCGATTATTGTCGATATCGCGTTGTGTGACCTTGCAAAGATTACGGCCACGCGACCAACGAACTTCGATTCGCGTCCCGATTAAATCTGGAACGGAGTAAACGTCCACGCCAAGCGATTGATTGCAACCAAGCGCAACGGCTACCGCCAATTCAGCGCAAGCTGCGTTTAAATGATTGTCGAGAAACTGACCGGTCCACTGCTCGGGAAAGGCAGAGCGGCTACGTTTGTCCTCCGCGCTTTGCTGGCGAGCGTTACCGATTTTTAAGGCGTATTCCAGCTGCGCGTCATTCAGACGAACTTTCATCGCCTTCTTGCCTCCGCGTTTCTCGTATCGCCTCGGCTTCAAAAGTTGCAATGTTGCTATTCACAACTTCGCGAATTTCGTCGAGAATCATTCGACCTTCCAAGTTTGCTTCCGCTGCATTTCTACCAGCCACTCGCGGACCAAGTTCGACTTCCAGTTTAAGCCGAAGGAGAAGATCGAGTTTCTGAGCGAGTACGCCCAGCATTTCCTCGACGATCTCGCGGTCGATCGTTTCTCCAGACTCGCGGGCGATCTTCATGTCGCGCAGCTTAATCTCGCGCAACATCAGCTCGGCTTTCAAATCGGCCAGAGTTTTGGTAGCCGTGTCTTTGCCGATCAGCTTAACA